CGTAAAGCAAAAGACAAAGACCATGTGCAAATATGGGATATAACAAGTAGTGCTAAATTTAGCAAAAGGCATTTAACGGAGAGAAAAAAGTTTTACAAAGAAGCAAACTATCCTTTCCGTGTGGAGAAAGTAGATTACAAATGAAAATATTAACAGTAGAAAATCAGGGATATGATGTAGACTTTGTACCAGAAGAGATAGATGATATTCGTTATTGTGTTTTAGATTACACAGACAAAGACAATGCAGATTATATATTTGTTCCGTTGGTGTTTTTAGAAAGTTTTAATAGTCCAGCGGCTGTATTAAAAATTGGAGATAAAACATTAAAGGTTCCGTTAGACTGGAGTATAGTGTGTTGCGATCCAAGTATCGGCGATCCAGAAGTATTACCTGTCACAAGTTTAAATGATAGAGGATTTAAAAGTTTTGTATTCAATCCTATTACTGGTTTTATCCCTGCATTTACAGAAATTGAGATTGTTAATATTTTTCAAGAAGTGAAATGGTACTTCCCTAAATTAAAATATGGGCATATACTTACTGTGCCTCTAAGCGAAAAAGAAAATCCTGATTGTATTTTTATTGTTAAGGAAACAAGTAAAATACCAGATGTTTTAAGTACAGCGGATTTGTGGTAATGAGTTTTAGTACGTATGAAGTTTTATTGCGTCGAGGCAATGGTATAAACAAAACAGTGTATATACATGATTGTATGAGCGAACAAGAAGCACGTGAAACTGCCGAAGCAATGTATGGCATGGAAGCATTACGTGTACTTTGGAGAGGACGTACAGAAGATTTTAATAATCAGTCAAACGATAATAGTAGCAATTGGAGTAGTGGATCTAGCAGTAGCAGCGGCAGTGATATAAGTTTTGATCAAATACTTGCTATAGGTGCTTTAATTTTAATTGCAGCCGTAGCAATGATTGTATGGGAATTCCTAGTTGCTGTATGGGCATTTATAGTTGCATATTGGCCTTGGCTTTTAGGCGGAAGCGTGTTATTATTTGTATTATGGGCAGTATTCATAATGGACGACGAAGATGAAGAGAATTGAAGGCTTTCAAGAACGCATTGTATATGTAGATGGAGACACTGCAAAGTGCTCAGGTGATAATAACGATCATCCATTGGTATATATGAAAGTACCACACGAAGGTTATGTAGTTTGCGGCTACTGTGACATTAAGTTTGAAAGAAAAGAGAATGAGTAAGTTAGATATCAAAAGTGAAATGCGAGCAATTGATACAAAGGATCGTGCTTGGTATAAAAGTCTAACAAAAGAAGAACGTGAAAAATATGACAAACAAATGTGGGTGCAAATGCGTTGGGCTAGCAGTGTTAAAGGTACAAACTCTGCATCTTATTTAATGTTAGTAAACGAATTTACAAATGTTGATTTCAATACACTAAACAAGCACCCGCAGTTACAGTTGCAACTATTACAAATTGCAGGAACAGGTAAAACAGAATTTCACGAATGGATTGCTCCAGGCAAAGGCATAAAGAAAAACAAATTTATGTCTTGGCTTGCTGAACGTTATCCAGAATACAACGACGACGAATTAGAATTGTTTGCACAAACAAATGACAAGGAAGTATTTGTAGACCGTATGGAACAAGAAGGTCTCACTAAAAAAGAAATAAAGGATATATTCAAATGAAAATACATTGCTTAGAAGGAGAAGCACAAGTAGATTTGGTTTGGCCAGATGAAAGTTATAAGATTTTAATACTATCTGAAAACACATCATTTGATGAGGTTGAGCCAGATGCTAATGTAATTGTTAAAAACTTAACACCACGGGCAGTTATTGAATTCTCAGATGATGAAGTGTGAATATTGCAGTAAAACTTTTAAGCGTGAAAGTACACTAGTAGCACATACTTGTGAAAAAAAGCGCCGTTGGTTAAGCAAAGATTATCCAGAAACTATTGCCGGATTTACTGCATTTGATTTATTTTATAGACTCGGTATGCAGCACAAACCTAAGGAGTACAAAGACTTTGTCGAAAGTCAATTCTTTAGTGCATTTGTAAAGTATGGTAGTTATTGTATTAACACACGTGTAATCGACACAGAAGCATATACCCGCTGGCTAGTACGCAAGCAAGCAAAACTAAAAGATTGGCCTACCGATCGTATGTATATGTTATTTGTACGTGAACATTTGAAAAAAGAAACAGTAGACCGTGCACTAGAACGTTTTGTAGAACATGCTAGTAAACTAGAATACTTTGAAACATTCTGGGAAACTGCAGGAGGTTATGTAATTGCAGACTGGGTAGAGTCTGGCAAGATAAGTCCATGGATTGTTATTTGTAGTACTCGTGCACAAGTTGCATTAAATGCAATGAACGAAGAATGTTTTAACAGAGTAGCCAACAGTATAGATGCAGGTTATTGGGGTAAAAAAACACAACAAGCACCGCAAGACGCAGCATGGGTGCGACACATTATAGACGGAGAAACAGTTGACTGAATTTAGAAAATTACAAGATGGAACAAGTGTATACGAAGTAGAAGAAGCAGTTGAACTTATTGTAAAAACTCGTGCTCCTGCAAAGTGGTTATTGATTGACAGAGAGACCGGAGAGCAGTATATTGGTGCTACACCTAAAGAAGGTGAACTACATTGGAATCGTGTTCCTGACAGTGAAATGTGGAGATATGCAGTGGAGCGTGAAAATGCCTGATATTGATATTGACTTTGCTAATAGAGATGTAATTTTAAATAAACTAAAACATGTTCCAGCACGTTTAAAAGATCGTAAACACAATACAGGTGTTTACTTTCACAGAGTGCCAAACGATCCTTTTAAAGGACTGTGTACACTAGATCACAAACAAGCAGACGATGCTGGATATTTTAAACTAGATATGCTTAATGTTAGCATATACAAAGATGTAAAAAACGAAGAACATTTAAACACACTAATGAACACAGAACCATTGTGGGAGTTACTAGAGCACGAAGAATTTGTAGAAAAATTATTTCACATTGGCAACCATTATGAAGTAATTAAAAAATTAAAGCCACGCAGCATTTCAGATTTAGCCGCTGCAATTGCAGTAATTAGACCTGCTAAACGTTATTTGTTAAATAGTGATTGGAATACAATTAATAATGAAGTATGGATTAAGCCGCCAGGTAGCGATGCTTACTACTTCAAAAAAGCACATGCAGTTGCATATGCTACAGCCATTGTTGTTCATATGAACTTGTTATGTGAACAGTTAGGATAAGTTATGGATAAAGAAACATTTATAAAAGAAATAAATCATACAGGATTTACGGTTCAGCGAAATGCATTTGATCCTGAAAAGATACGTGAACTAGATCAGTTTGCAGCCACAGTGGCTCCTGAGCGAGGACACTTGTTAACGGATAAAAAATGGATGGGATGGGATGCTGTTAAGCAGTTAGAAGACCCGTTCAATGATGTAGATTGGGCATACTATTGGACAAGGCAAATTTACAACAACGATGTAATTGAAAATCATATTAAACCTCGGCTCAAAGAATGTGCAGATGCTGCATTTGGACAAGATAACTGGGAATGGCATGTAACAGATTTTATTGTATTACATCCCGGCATGGATTGGGTGCGTCCGCATATTGATACACCTTACAGATTTAAAGAATTTAAATATGCTGAAAACTTACTAGGACTTCAGTTTATGGTTATGTTATGTGACTTTAACGAAGATAATGGTGCCACCGGATACGTTCCTGGAACTCACAAATATATTATTGATAGTAGTAGTATTTTTAAAAATGACGTGTTTTATGATTTCTTTAGTGAAAACTATAAGCAATATACAGCACCAGTTGGCAGTTTTGTATGTTGGCATCCACGACTGTTGCACAGTACTATGCCAAATAAAAGTAATGAAATTAGACGAGCACTGTTACTACATGCTGCAGAAAAGAAAACGGCTCGCAGATTGTCAATGATTGACCCAACGGTTAATCAAAGTTTGCGAACTAGTTGAATGTTTCTGCGTTTAACACGTTTTTGAATAATGTTATTTAGGCTAATGCTAGGACCTGTTATAATTTCAAAATTCTTTTGACTAAAAGTCATTAGTGTTGGTCTAAATTTTTCCCAACGACTTTTAAAAATAATATTAATAGGAATCATACGGTTTGTTCCCCACCACCATTCTTCGCCTAAATTTAAAAATTCTAACTTGTCAGCATCTGTCCTGATGTTTTCAAAACAATACATACTAGCCATATGCTGATCTACATTTTGCATTATGCCTACATATTCATTGTCGCTATATGATACTAGTGTTAAAAACGGAAACTCATCTAAAAGTTTTTGATATTTTTGCGGTATATACGTCATTGTAATATTACTTAGTCAAATAAATACTAGTGGAGAATTAAAATGAACAATTATCAAACTACAAGTTACATTTATAATCAGCGTAGTGAAATATTAGTACCTACTCGTAAAGGAACAACATATCACGGTGTTTCTAATCATAAACCATTGGTACATTACCAAGGCGTGTATACTGATATTGAATTTTTTGTTCAAACAACTGACCGTAAGCCAGAAAATTTACAAACTAAAACTTTTACTGCTCATGTTCTCAATAATAATAAAATAGTTATTTTGACTAAGACTTTAATTCCTCATGATTATGATCGTGGCATTGCTATTTTACGTTTTGACAACCAAGACTTAAATGCAAATACCGATCCTGGGTTATATAGTATTGTTATTACTTATACAGATGAATTTGGACGTGAATATGCACTTCACAGTGATCAAAATATGAGAGCAAGTTATGTGCTAGAAGTTCGTGAACTAATGAATCTAGGCTAACCATTGACATTTCAACAAATAAATTGTATTATTAACTTATGATTGTATTAGATTTTGTTAAGCAAAACATGCCCGGCGGATGGAAACAAACGCCTAGTGGTTGGATCAGTGGTAACTGTCCGATGTGTTCTACTCGTGGGCATAGTGCTGATAAGCGTAAGCGTGGCGGCTTTATGTTTAATGACGACAAAGTTCAATACAATTGTTTCAATTGTGGATTTAAAACAGGCTGGAGTCCTGGTCGTAAAATAGCAGGACGTTTAAAAGAACTATTAGAACAACTTGGTGCAGATCCTGCACAGATACAGCGTATTAACTTTGAATTATTGAAAGAACAAGAAGAAGCAAGTATTGTAGACCAGTTTATACAAACTGCAGAAAAACGTGAAGTAAAAATAGATTGGCCTGAAGCAGCACTACCGCCAGATGCTGTTCCTATTGAAAAAGTAGATACAAGTAAATTAACAGAAACAGAACTTGAAAAGTTTATTGCAGCATGTGAGTATATCAATTCACGTGGTGTTGACTTTTACAAGCACTGGCACTGGTCACCATTTAAACATTTTAGTAATAGAGTAATACTTCCTTTTTATCATAACGGATTAATAGTAGGATATACTGCACGTTGGGTTGGTAAAACACCTAACAAAGAAACACCCAAGTATTACTTACAAAGTCCAAAGCATTTTGTGTACAACATAGACGCACAGAAGTCGCACAAGTACACAATTGTTACTGAAGGACAGTTTGATGCATTACTAGTTGGAGGTGTTGCTATGCAAGGTAATACACCCAGTATGACACAGTGTGACATAGTTGATAGTTTAGAAACAGAAGTTATTGTAGTTCCAGACGCTGATAAAGCAGGACATGATTTAGTTCGTGCGGCATTAAGGCGTGGTTGGAGCGTAAGTTTTCCTCCATGGGAAAACTGTAAAGATGCTGCCGATGCAGTACAGAAATATGGACGTTTGTTTACAGTAAGGAGTATAATTAATAGTGCGGAGAAGAACTCAACGAAGATTCAAGTCTTGGCAAAGTCTTACTGTAGATGAAGTATATAATGCAAGTATGAAACATATAAGTGCACACACAGATTTGCAAAGTGAATGGATTAAACGATTTGCTTGGCTACCAAAAAGAAGTGATATTACCAACGAGTGGATCTGGTTGACAAATTACTACGAGTACGTTATAACTATGGATATAAATGGTGCAGTTCCACGCAAGGGTAAAGACTGGCGTATGATATATACCCGTAGCGAATATATTGCTAAAAAGCTAACAGGCGAAATTAATGAGTGAAGAATATACAGAGGATTTACAAAAACTATACATTGAGTTTTTGCTAGCAGAAAAAGATCTTTTTGTTAGATGTAATGCTATTACGCAAAGCAAATATTTTGCTCGCAAGTATCAGCCTGTTATGGACTTTATACAAGAGCACGTAGACGGTTATGGCGACTTGCCTACACATGAACAAATTGCTGCAAAAACAAGTCAGCAGTTTGATGACATTACTAGCAAAGTAACAGACGATCATAAAAACTGGTTTATGGATGAATACGAAAAGTTTTGTAGACACAAAGCACTTGAAGGTGCAATTCTGCAAAGTGCTGATAAACTAGAACGACATGAGTACGGCAGTGTAGAACAACTCATTAAAGATGCTGTTAGTATTGGACTTGCTAAAGACTTTGGTCTTAACTATTGGGATGATCCTGCAGGTCGCATTCAAACTATTAAAGACAATAGAGGACAAAACAGTACTGGTTGGGAAAGCCTAGACAAAGTATTGTATGGCGGATTTAATCCAGGCGAACTAAACATTTTTGCAGGCGGCAGTGGATCTGGTAAAAGTTTGTTTATGCAGAATATGGCACTTAACTGGGCACTTGCTGGTAAGAACGTTGTTTATGTAAGTTTAGAACTTAGTGAAGAACTGTGTAGTATGCGACTAGATGCTATGCTTACTAACATGAGTACACGTGACGTTATGAAAAATCCAGATGACGTTGAACTTAAAGTTAAAATGGCAAGTAAAAAAGCAGGTGTGCTACAAGTTATCCAAATGAAAAACGGATGTACTGTAAACGATATCAAAGCATATATTAAAGAATTTCAAATACAAAAGAATATTAAAGTAGACGGATTATTTGTTGACTACTTGGACTTGATGATGCCTGTAAGTGTTAAAGTTAACCCAAGTGATCAATTTATTAAAGATAAGTTTGTATCGGAAGAGTTACGTAATTTAGCAATTGAACTTGGTACACTATTTGTTACAGCATCTCAGTTGAACCGTGGTGCTGTCGACGAAGTAGAGTTTGACCATTCACACATTGCAGGCGGTATTAGTAAAATTAATACAGCAGATAACTTGATTGGTATCTTTAGTAGCCGTGCAATGCGTGAGCGTGGGCGTGTACAGATCCAGTTTATGAAAACACGTAGTAGCAGCGGCGTTGGTACTAAACTAGACTTAGGTTATGATATGAACACACTGCGTATTACTGATTTAGATGAAGATGAACAAGGTGAAGAAGGACAAGTTGCAAGCATTTATCAAAGTTTAAAAGCAAATGCAACAGCAAGTGTTAGTCCTCCGGGTCAGCAAACTGCACCTACTACAACTGTTGCTGTTAACAATGCTGACAGATTACAAAATTTATTAAAGAGACGTGAATAAATGTCTAAAACTTGTAACCGTATGCTAAATCATTTGACACAAGTTGATAGTGCAGGCTATGTTATACCTTGCTGTCAGTTTGTTAGAAAGCACTTAGACATTTGGGAACCTTACAATCTTAGAAATTTAAATTCTTTTGACAATATACTTGAGTCTGAATTATGGAATGAATTAAAAGAACGATTGTTAAGTGAAGATATTGTAGAATGTAATAATTGTTGGCGACAAGAAAACGCAAAAACTAGTAGCATGAGAGAATGGGCAAACACTTTACCTGTTAACAATCCTGGTAAAGTTGAAAGTCTAGAAATAGGCATTGACATTACATGCAATATGATGTGTCGTATTTGTAGACCAGGACAAAGTTCTAAGTGGTATTCAGCAGAAGAGCCGTTAAAAAAATTAAATCATTTACAAACACATTTAGGCGACGGAGGTTTTCAATATCAACGTGAACCAGTTGATTTAAGTAATAGTACAAAATTATTAAATGCATTACTTAACACAGACTTATCAAATCTTAAAGATATTAGAATCAACGGTGGCGAACCTTTTTATAGTAAAAAATTAAAACCACTGTTAGAAAAAATTGACAACGATGCTGGTCTTGAAAATGTAACTTTAAATTTTAATTCCAATGGAAGTATTTTTCCAAAAGATGATATTTTATATCTACTAGAAAAAGCAAAATTTCTAAGAGTTGATTTTAGTATTGACGCAATAGGAGATTTAGCAAATGTTACTAGATATGGGATTGATTGGAATGTAATCGAAGACAACATAGATGTTTGGAAAAATCATTTTGTGGAAAATAGTAAGTTTGGAATGCATTCAGTAATAAGTTTATTAAATTTAAATAAAATAGATGAATTGTATAATTTTTCTAAATTAAAAAATTTGCACTGGACATATTATGTACTTACTTCGCCGGGATACTTATCAATTGATCAACTTCCAGTTGACATAAGAAAAAATTATACAGTTAACTTTGATCATGAATTTATTACAAACGATATCAATAATTCAATTGTTAATGTTGACATGTCTGACAATTTGCAATATTATCTCTTTATACAGTCTTGTAAAATCTTAGACGATTATCAAGGAAATAATTTTAAAAACGTTAACCCTGAAATGTACAATCTAATAGAGGAGTTGCTGAAACATTAATGCCGTTGACCTTATCTAGTCTATGTATGATGTTGAACAACGGGCTAGCCTTTAGGAGTCAATAAGTTTGAGCCTATGTGTGCCAAAAGTAAGCCTGTGTGTTGCCCGCTACCACTGATGTTATAGTTCTTATTTTTCCAATGGATCCTAAGTTCTTAATCAGAAAATGCAAAAGTGCCATAAGTGCTTTCCATCAATGTTTCAGCAACAATATTTATAAATAGTAGTGTTATGAAAAGAAAAACAAGATCTATTTTGGAAGAAATTAATGCAATGGCTCCTCGTCGAGACAAGAAGCAAATTGTTGAGTCAAATGCCGAGCAAGTTATTGTCACTGCTATTAATTTAATTAATTTAATTAACGAAAGTTTTGATGTAGAAACTGCAGCAGACTTGAATAAACGATTAATTAATTCTATCCGAACTAAAGATCCTAAAAAGTTTCAAAGAGGGATCAAGAGAGTTGAAGATTAAAGATATATTAGGCGGCAAGTTTAAACGTAAAATCAGACGTGGCAGCCGTATTAAAAGAATGAGACAAGAAGATCTTCATTTAAATGAAGGTGGAAATGTGTTTGATGGAACTACAGACTTTGAACATTCAATGATTCCTGGTATCATGAAAAGCGTAAACACTGTATTATCTAAAATAGGTATTAAAGCAATTCCAATTGGCAGCGGCGCAACTCCTACCAAAGGTAAAGTTAGCGGCGACTTAGACATGATTGTAGATGTAGATCAACTAAAACAATATTTTAAAATGGAAGATGCTAAAGATGCTGATATTAGAAAAAAACTAAGACAGTTGTACGACTTAGCAGGATTTGAAACAGCACAAACCGGCTCTAGTGTACATGTTAAAGTCCCAATGGGAGACCATGCACATCAGGTGGATATTATGGTTGTTCCAAACGCTGCAAATGCAGCACAATTCCATACGCATAATATTCCAGCAGGATCAAAATTTAAAGGCACCAACAAGCATCAGTTACTGAGTGTTATTGCTAGACAAAAAGGAATGTTATGGAGTAACTTTGTTGGATTGTTTAAACGTTTACCCAATGGTAAAAAAGACCCTAACGGATTTATTACTAGTGATATTAATGAAATTGCTAAATTACTATTAGGCCCTAATGCCCGAAAAGAAGATATGGGCAGTGTTGAATCTATTGTAGCAGCATTGGGCAAAGAAGGCGAAGAGCTATTAGCAAATATCAGAGCAAATGATCCAAATTGGAAAGAACTTGACTAATGCGAGCAAGAGAAATACTCACAGAGGCTGCAAAGGTCGGACGTGAATATCAGCACTTAGAAGATTTAGTATTTGCTGAAGGCAGCAAAGGTGCACTACGAGCGGCGAGTGTACTACAACGTTTAAGTCAAGATTCAAGTGATGTTGCAATTAAGTGGGACGGCAATCCGACAATTTATTGGGGTAGAGATCCAGACGGTACGTTTGTACTAACTGGTAAAAACGGCTGGGGCAAAAGTAAAAGCACTAGCAGCGATGAACTCAAACAGTTTATTATGAGCACAGGCAGAGGTGAAGACTGGAGACAGGACTTTGCTAACAATATGGGTGCAGTGTTTGATTTAATGGAACGTAATACACCAACAGACATGCGTGGATTTATATACGGAGACTTACTGTACAGCCCTAGTAAGCCGTTTGTAAGCAATAAAGGTACATATGTATTTGAACCTAACAACGTTGCATACACAGTAGATGCTAACAGTGACATCGGCAAACGTATAGGCAGCAGTCAAATTGGTATTGCTGCACACAGTATATACGGAGCATTTGGTGATAAAGCAGGAACTCCGATTAAAGATACTCGTAGACTAAACACAAACGAAGTAGTAGTGTTTGGACAAACATATGTTACTCATACACCTAAAGTAGATACTAGCGAAGTTGAAGAAATTATAAAACTAGCCAATACAAATGGAGCAGCAATCGACGCATGGTTAACTCCTGAAAAAGGATTAAGCAATAAAGGTGCAATCATTTACAATTATGTTAATCAAATGACTAAGCAACGTAAACTAGATAATTTACGCACAGGATTTTTTGACTGGCTTAAAACGAGTAAAGTTAGTCAGGGCCAGCAAGCAAAACTAATGGCAATGGACAACAAAGGTTTAGATGCAATGCTAGAACTAGTTGTAAAAATTATGACAGTTAAAAATAACATCATTGCACAATTGGATACAGCACCAGCAGACATAGTAGCAACTACAAAAGGCGAACGTGGCGGCGAAGGGTATGTTGCCGGCAGAGATAAAATCAAACTAGTGCCACGTGATAGATGGCAACCAAATTTGTAAGATAAATATTATTATGGAACAGAAATATACAGCCAAACAATATGCACAAATGTCAGGAGGACATACAGTAGAAACAGAAACATCTGTGCCTCAGTATGGATTTATTGGCAGTTTAAATGAAAGTAAAATGTTTAGAACACGTCAACAATTAGAAAGTTCTGACATTCGTAGTAATTTAGATTTTGCATTTTTGAATATGCTTACACTACACACAATGTATCAAGATTATAAAACTGCTCCAATTGCACAGGCGTATGCAAAGCGTACATTACAAGCCGGTGGCGGTCAATTTAAAAATTATAAAACAAATGGAACAGATCTTTATCAAGCACTGCATAGTATTTCTACTGGAAAGCATATGGCATCTGATAAAGCAGCAATCCAGGCAGGTAAAATACAATTACCTGAATTAAAAATTAGACAATATCTAACACAAATGGCTGCTGGTAGAGATATTATTAGTCCTCAGAACTTTTTTATGCAACTTGAAAAAGGATTAGATATTCAAAATAGTAATTATAGAAGTGTTAGACGTATTGTTTCAAACTGGAAAGGTTCAGATACAGCACAACGTGGATTAGCAAGTACTCGTTTGTTACAATATTATAGAACTAATGCAATTAAGAGTGAATTATATCCAACTTTCCAAAAAATGACACGTAATAATGGTCTTGAAATTAAAAATGTTAGAAATGCCGAAAGAGGTCCTAATAGACTAAAAAGAGCAGCATTTAGAACTGTAGCAGGTGCGACTGCATTTGCTGGAGGTTTTGCAGCAGGCAGAGCGTTTGGCAGAAGTCTTGTTTAATAAGGTGACTTTTGACAGAAAAATATACAGCGTATACGTTAGTAGACATTACTAAGAGCGATATTACAAATTATAGAAGTAATGATACTCACGGATACAATCAGCAACAAAATTTAAATACACTTATACAGTCAATTGGCATGCGTAGTCAGCCATTGGATGTTACGGTTGAAGTATTAGAGACACAAGATATAGCAAAATACGCCTTTGGATCTGCATTTTCGGGACTACATACAGTGTGGAAATTTGATTTTACATCAGAGCATAATAATGTTTTTACAAACAACAACGATGACATATATTTTCTTAAACAAGACTGTAATAGAGTAGCGTTTACTCCTTACTTAGACGAAACTGTTAACTTTTTAAATAATGTTTTCGATACAAACACATCAGAATATTTAAATATATACTTTATAAAAATAGTATGACATATAAATATTAGTGTAGAAAGCAATAAGCGAACTCTACACTTAGGCACAAAATTTAGGCAAAACATACCAAGGCTCCTACCAACACGATGCTATGAAGCATTTAAGCCGTAGAAAGCAAATCTATGTCAGCAACAATCGCAACGACTCA